AGTGGCCTGGATTCTAACTATGATCGGTATTTAAAGAATGGAGTTTGTCTAATGTCCCAGGGCAATACAGAATTTGGATACCGATCATGGCTATAACAAATGGATATGCAACATTAACTGAAATTAAGAATTACATGTCTATATCAGATAACACTGATAATGACTTGTTAGAAGATTTAGTTGAATCAGCATCACGGTCAATTGATCGGATTGCAAACCGTAGATTTTATTTAGACAGCACTGCATCTGCCCGGCTTTACCGTGCTTACTCAGATATATTTGTTTATGTAGATGACATTGGTTCTACAACAAATTTGGCCGTAGCCGTAGATGAAAATGGCAATGGTACTTACACAAAAAGTTTAGTTTTAAATCAAGATTACATATTAGACCCATTAACCGCGCCATCATTAGGCCGGCCATATACACAATTAACAATGGTATCTAACACTGAAACCTGGCCTATATTCCCAGGCATCACACAAAATGGTTTACGCCCAGGCGTTCAAGTAACTGCTAAATGGGGATGGCCAACCGTGCCTAGTGACATCAACATGGCATGTTTAATTCTTACTGCCGATCTGTACAAGCGCAAGGATGCACCAGGTGGAATTTTAGGATTAGGTGATTTGGGCGTTGTAAGAATGTCGCCAGTGGGTAGAGATATTACTGCAATGGTCAGGGCATACAAAAAAGAAGTTATTGCATGATTCCTAGTACAGTTAGAGATAATCTTAAAACTGCACTACAAACTATTTCAGGTTTGCGTGTTTTTGATTATGTTCCTGACTCTACAAATATTCCAACTAACAATGCTTTTGCAATAGTTGGCCAATTGTCTATGAATTATGATTACACATTAAACAGAGGGTTTGATTCTGCAACATGTCAAATTATTGTAGTTGTGGGAAGAATGAGCGAAAGAAATGGGCAAGAAAGATTGGATGGGCTACTTGCTTCATCCGGTTCAACTTCAATTAAAACCGCGATTGAGGCTGATAAAACATTAAGCGGTGCTGTACAAACGCTTAGGGTTGTGTCTGCAAGCCCTGGCACAATTACATCCGCTAATATTGACTACCTAAGTTATCAATATTCGGTTGAATTGATAGGTTAGTAAGAGAGGAAAAATATGGCCATATTTATGGGTAACAAAGTTGCCGTGATTGTAGGTACAACTACCATTACTGATCATGTCAGCACTGTAAGCCTTGCACGCGAAATTGATCAGGTAGATATCACTGCCATGAACGATAATGTACAGAACATGATTGGCGGGGTTGAAAGACCTACACTAAATCTTGAACTTTACAATGACTTCGCAGCATCATCAGTAAACAGTTTATTTGAGGATGCGCTAGGCACAAAACTTAACATCAAGTTAATACCAGTATCAGGAACAGTGACAGCCACTAATCCTAGTTACACAATGTCATGCCTTATCACATCCTGGACACCTGTAAACGGTGCTGTGGATGCAGTGGCTTCAGTTAGCGTTTCGCTTCCTGTGACCGCATTAACAAAATCAACAAGCGCGTAATAAAGAAAAGGTGGGACAATGCACAAAATTGAGATTGTTAAAAAAGATGGTAAAAAACTTACCTATGATCTTACGCCAGCCGTAAAGGTGGCTTTTGAAGCCGAATTTAAAACAGGTTGGCGTAAGAGATTAGGCGAACTACAAATGGAAACAGATTTGTGGTGGTTTGCTTGGCGATTAGAAAAAGATGCTGGCAAAACTGATCTAGCCTTTGGTGAAGATTACATGAATCAATATGCAGATGTTGATTTAATTTATGATTCAAAAAATGGATAGACCGACACGGTTCTATATATGAAGTCGCTACCGTGTCGGTGGCAACAGGAATCAGCCCTAAAGACTTGTTAGAAGTTGATCCAGCGATTTATTCAGCCATTAAAGCCATCTTGCAAGAACGCTACTACAACAACAAGAAGGCAACAGTTAGGCGTAAATAATGTTAGCACCCGATAGATCATTAAAGGCTATCTATGTTGAAAACCTAGATGCCGTAATGGACAAAATGAAAAAAATGGATGCTGACTTACAAAAGGAATTTAAAAAGGCATTAAACAAAGAAGTAAAACCAGTTGCAAAATTGGCTAAAAGTTTTGTACCACATAAACCATTTCCAGGATGGCGTGATGTTGAGCCTACATACCCACCTGCCTGGGGTTGGGCTAATGACACTGTTCATAGAGGTCGCACAATAGGTGAAAACAAAAGAAGCCGTTGGAAATGGTCACAATCAGAAGTTATTGCTGGCATTAAACTAAGCAGTGCTAAAACAAAGGTTCAAAGAGTTAAAGGCACAACCTTTTCAGTAACCGCTTTAGCGATAGTAAATAAATCAGTACCAGGTATAATTTATGAGTTGGCAGGTTTTGGTACATCTAAATCAAGAAGTAGAACCAGGCGTGTTAGCCGTAACAAAAACGCGAGTGAATCTTTTATTTCCAAATTAAGTGGAACAGCGGATTCAAGCGCGTACAAAGAAAAAAGATTGATTTACCGAGCATCTTACCAATTAGGTGAACAGGTAAATGCTAACCTTTATGCAGTATTGAAGAAATATCTAGGCGAAAACTTTAGGGGTTGAAATGGCACTAAGTCAGTTTGTTGCAATCAACTTTTTAACCAAATTTGATAAAAAGGGTTTAGAGCGTGCCACTAAAGAGTTAAAGGGTTTTGACAAGTTCGTAGCATCATCAGCATTTAGATTGCGTGCAGGTTTAGCGGCAGCCGGTATCGCTTCAGCGGCAAGTATGGCGTTATTAGCCAAAAAATCATTATCAGCGGCTTTAGCGCAAGAACAATTAGATAAATCACTTAAACTAACTTTAAATAGTATAGGTCGCGGTGGCATGGCATCAGAGGTTGGTGCTTTTATAGAAGGTTTGCAATCTGCTACAAATGTGAGTGAAGATCAATTAATTCCAGCGTTGCAGCAATTGATAGCACAAACAGGTGACTTAGAAGCATCACAGGGTTTATTACGCCTGGCTTTGGATGTTAGTGCAGGTACAGGTAAAGATTTAAGCACAACATTAGATGCCATTACGAAAGCCGCTATTGGCAACTATAAATCTATTGGTACATTAGGCGTAGGTTTTACTGCCGCAGAAGCCAAAGCAATGGGCTTTGCAAAAACAATGCAAACCTTACAAAAATATACTGGATCAGCCGAAGCAGCCACATTAACTTTAGATGGACAAATTAAAGCATTTAAAATCAGTGCAGGAGAAGCCACTGAAACATTAGGCCAGGGCATGCTAACTGCTTATGCAATCATTTCAGAAGGCAAGCCGTTAATCAAAGATTTAGGAACTGATTTAGAAAATGCGGCTAAACAGTTTAGCAATATATTTGTAGGCATTGCTGCGGTTACAAAAGAAAAAGGTTTAGGCGTTTATGCTGAATTAGCCAAAGTCGCGATAGAAGGATTAGTTGGCGAATCCGGAACTTTACAAAAACTAGAAAATGCCGGCATTAAAGCAATTAGCCTGGAAAAAATCAGCGCAAATCAAAGAGAAGATAGAGTACAAACCACTAAGAAAATTCTGACCTTTGATGAGATGATTGCCAATATCCAAAAGAAAATTTTGGCTACTGAAAAATTGACAACCAAAGAAAAGGTAGCGCAACAATTATTAGACAAAAAGAGATCAGAATTACAAGCAATATTTGATATTGATCGCATTAATCTACAAGCCGCTTTGAGCCGCAAATTAAACGCTGAAGATGAAATCAGAGTTAAGATTTTGCAAAAGTTGGCAGATGGTACAGCCGCCGCCGTAAATGAGGCTGAAAGATATGCTGATGTACTAAAAGTAATTGAAGATGGCGTTATTTCAACAGAAGAAATTGATATGTTGGCTAAAAAGTGGGGTATTAGCACAACTGAGGTAGTGCTTTATTTACAAAAACTTTTTGCCGCAAATGAAGAATTGCGTAAAATGTTGGCATTGTTACAACAAATTTCTTCTATACCTTTGGGCGGTCAAACCGGTGTAGCACCTAGAATTTTGGGCAATATTGATTACACCGTGCCGATTGGTACTGGTAAACCTGCCTATGCAGAAGGTATTACACCAACCAAAATGTCTTATATGGATTTTGGCAATCTACCGAGAATGGCAGATGGTGGTATTGTAAATCAACCAACCATTGCAATGATTGGTGAAGCGGGCGCAGAAGCGGTAGTGCCATTAGATCGCATGGGCGGTTTTGGCACTACTGTAAATGTGAATGTAGCGGGATCGGTAATATCAGAAGGTGAATTACAATCAGTAATCCAGGATGCTTTGTACAACCTAAACCGTGCAGGTGCAGTAACTCAATTAAGTAATTTAGGTAGATAATGCCAGCCGCAGTATTAAAGGTTGAAATTGATTTTGCCGGTGGCGCATCTTTTGATCCTAGTTTAGTTTTGGATGATCCGGCAACGCCATTAGATTATTCTGTATTGGGTACAGCCGCAGCGGATGTAATAGATATAACGCCGTATGTAACGCAAACTTATATACGCAGAGCATTTAACAGATCATCAGATTCTTTTACTGGCGGCACTGCAAGAATTATTTTTGTTGATGAAACAGGTGAATTTAATCCAGCCAATACTTCATCAAGTTTATATGGCAAAATTAAACCTATGCGCAAGATTCGCTTTACCGCTGAATTTGCTGGCAACTCATACAATTTAGGATCATTTTATGTACAGGAATGGAATTATCAAAGCCCAACTGGATTTGATCCAGCCTATGTAACATTGTCATGCGTAGATGGATTTCAGTTATTAAATTTAACAACCATTACATCAGTTACAGGCGGCACAGCCGGACAGACAACAGCGGAGAGAATTACAAGTTTGTTGGATGCCGGTGAATGGCCAGGTGGTATGCGAGATATTTCCACAACTGCTACCACAACGGTTCAGGCAGATGATGGCACATCAAGATCATTATTATCAGCGTGCCAGGTTGTTGAAGCCACTGATCTAGGCGCGTTCTATATGGATGAACGCGGATATGCAAAATTTATGTCACGCAATGACATTATTACAGCATCAGGTGGCACATTAACAAATTTTAGTGATGTGCCAGGATCAGGTGATGTTACTTATCAGGCAGTTGAATTTGATATTTCAGATTATCAAATGATTAATAAAGTGACAGTAACTAGAACCGGTGGTATTGCTCAAACAGCCAGTGACACAGCAAGTATTGAGGATTATTTCCAACACAGCCGTGTAAGAAGTGGCATCATGCAAACAGATGCAGATGCGTTAAACCAGGCTTTAATGATCATTGCTTCACGCAAAGAGCAAGGCGTAAATATCCAGTTAAACTCATTAACAGTTGATGCCTATGGCGAGGATGATCCTGATCGGGTTGTAGCCGCTTTAAATTTAGACATGTTTGATCCAATCCAGGTTACTCAAACCCTACCGGCTGGCAATGTGGTTACTGATAGCGTTATTGCCGGCCTTACCTATCAAATAACGCCAAAATCTTTTTTGGTTACATTTACTTGCGCCCAACCCTTTGCATCCGGTTTTTTGCTATCATCAGATGTGGATGGAATTTTAGATGAAGATTCTTTGGCCTATTAGGAGATCATAAATGGCAACCTTTTCAGTTGGTCAGGTACTAACAGCGGCACAAATGAACAGTATCGCTAACCTAACAGTTAGGGCAGTTACCAGCACATCAGATACATTAGTTTTGGCTGATGCAGATAATAAACTCATTACCTATTCAAATACAGGTACAACAACTATTACAATCCCACCTTACTCAAGCGTGGCCATGACTACTGGTAGCGTTGTAAATGTAATTAAAATTGGTTCAGCCGGCACTGTATCTATAACACAGGGTGCAGGTGTAACTATTGCATCATCAGGTGCAACATCAACTAATCCAGTTATTACAAGTCAATATAAGGCAGCAAGTTTAATTAAAGTCAGTACCGATAGTTGGTATATTGTTGGTGGCATTTCCTAATGTCTTTAATTCTTGGGATATTAGATAGTGGTGGCGTTGCGGCTTCTACCAACTCTTACGAATCTATTGCTAGTGCTACTGGCACAGGTTCAAGTGGAGTAATTACCTTTAGTTCAATACCTGCTACCTATAAGCATTTACAAATTAGAGGTATTGCTAAAGATACCTATGCTGGCGTATTTGAATTACCAACAAGGGTTAGATTTAATTCTGATACTGGCAATAATTACACAATGCACAATTTAAATGGAAATGGTACAACAGTAACCGCGCAAGGTGAAGCAACTGGTACGAACGCATTTTTTAAGTTTAGAGGTTCAAACTTATCAACTGATGCAACCTAT